GTTTGTTTTTTCTTTTTCATCTCAGTTATTCGAATTTTTCGATACACTCAGTTGCCCAGATATGCATAGATTAAGCATGTTCATGCCCAGATATTTCAGTTATTTCCATTTTGGAAATATGTGGATGACAGGGCCTGTTCTCTCCCTGCCACCCTGTGTGATTGGAGGGGGTTCGTCGCCCCAACTCCCGAAGCCTGCCTGTCGGCAGACAGGGAATTGTGTCCGCCATATTCTTTTTATTTTGGCGAGCCCCCCCAATCTGTAAACGTGCGTCTTGATCATTTGAATCGAAATTGACGACTCAGTTGATGTAGCCAATTGACATGCGTCGTTCCAATTAAATGGGTTATCCCCCCACTCTATCAGCATTTCTTGTTTTCTAAGGCCTAGCTGCTTAACAAGTGTTTTACCCTCCTCGCATGTGAGTATGAGGTGAGACTTGTGTTTAGCTACATCAACTCAATTGTCAATTCTTTCATTGTAATGTACACATTAGGACGTTTCTAATGTCAGTTACGCTCAATCAGAATGATTCACAACGCTCTTACCATCCTCTCGGTTAACACAATCAATCATTCTTCTTGGATTATCAGACATAATTGCGCTGTATTCATTTCTCAAACACCAATCATAAGTTTGCCTATTAACCCACCCATCTATGAACTCTTTGTGTACATGTTCTATTCGATATATCGGAATTGATTTAAACACAAACATTATGACTACTCCCCATATCAATGACGTCATTAAAATTAACCCTATTTTTTCTTTTTCATTTATTTCTTTCATTATGTTAGGCATTTTGTTTTAGGGTGTCTTCTGGTTGGCAATATGCCTCACACCAGTTTCGTATATTTTTATAATCTTCTTTTGATGGTTTATTTTTCTCTTCAATGTTTCTATCTCCTCGTCCCGTTGCTGGACATATTTAAAAATCAGATCAACTGTGTCTTTACGTTCGGCTGTATTCCAAAACAATTTATCTATTTCCTCCCTCAATTTATCTGTGTTGGTAGGTTTATTTTTTGGCATATTAAAATGGTAATTCTTCTTCTGTGAGCTCTCCTTTTTCAATTTTAATTATCATTTCTTCCTTGTACTTTTTTAAATCAATGAATTCGTGGGCTTGTTCCCAATCATCAAAAATACCAATACACTTCTTGCCATTGTCGCTGATTTCATACACCCAGTAATTTTTGTCTTCTTTTGTTTTTACTAGGTAATCTTTCTCTTCTATGACTGTGTGTGTTTTCTTATCTGTATTGGTAGGTTTATTTTTCATTTTTGTTTTAGGGTGACTACTTTCGCCTGTTTCAAGCTGTGTACCAACACTGCCTTTGCTGTAGTCCCATCTCTAAGGGGAAATTGAATAATTGGATATTGGTCAATTATTTTCCATATCTCCTCATCCCGTTTTTGGAGTTTGGAATCAACAAAATCATATAGCTCAACTCGTTTAGTCCCAACAATTATTGCTTGATTGCCGAAACCCATCTCTCTTAACTCCTCACTCAATTTACCTGTATTGGTAGGTTTATTTTTCATTTTGTTTTAATTCAGTAATCAAAATATTGAGTGCTCCAGAAACACAAACACTAACTGCATCAGGCATCCCTGTAAAACTATCCATGTGTTTTTCAACTACTTCTAATACTTTTTCCCTTTCAGAACCCAGAGCTTTTCTGTGTTCTCTTTTTAGAAACCTCCTATCTGCATTTGTCATTGGAGTTTCATCTACATAAGTATTAAACTCCTCCCTCACATCTGTGTTGGTAGGTTTATTTTTTGGCATATGAAATTTTTTTGCCTTCAAAATCTAAGGCCATAACATTCTGATCACAAGTTTCACACCAAACCTGCAATCCTTTCTTTGTCCACCCAACTGCCAAAAAACCCTTATCTTCCATCTTTTTAACATCTAAGCATTTTTTACAATGCAGATACATTTTTATTTTATTTTTCATTTTTAATTAGACTTTGCTCTTTTTTTAGCAACAACTGTAATCACTCCAAATCTTCTACATTTTTTGCTTTTGCAAAAAAACACTTTCCTTGGGACTCCCAGATTTGTTTGAATGGAGACAGTTTCCATTCCGTAACCACACTTATTACAATGGTAACCCCACTTGTCATCTTTACCAGTAAAATGGCCAAAAAGTTCATCAAAGGGACTCGTTAGATTATTCATTTCCATTGTCCTAGGTGCATTTTGCCTGTGGGCCTGATCCCAGTTAATACTTGCTCATCTTCCATGTTTTTTATGTTAACATAAAAAATGAAGATATGGGTAATAACAGATACACACTTCAATCATTCCAAATTAATTAAGTACGGGCGACCTGAAGATTACGAAAGAAGAATCCAGAAGAATTTGTTTAGGATTTTAAATGGGGACGATTTATTGATTCACTTGGGGGATGTTGCTTTGAAGAATCCTACTCAAGCTCATGATGACCGTGTGGTTCAGTGGCCTTGCAAGAAGTGGCTTTGTTTGGGGAACCACGACAATAGCTCCATGGGTTTTTATTTGAACTATTGGGATGCAGTCGCAGAATATTTTTTGATTAAGCGCTATGGTAAAAGGATACTGCTTTCTCACTATCCCGCTGAGGATCAGGGGTGGTTTGATATAAATGTCCACGGGCATTTCCATGATAATGATCATCGAAGGGCAGACTTTTTGCATGTTTTAAATCCCAATGTTCATAAGCTTTTAGCTATTGAAAATACTAATTATGAACCTGTATTATTAGAGAAATTGATTCAATGAAAAATAAGACATTTGTTATAGCTGATATCCATGGTTGCTACAAAACAATGATGGCTCTCATTAAAAAGCTTCCTTTGGATCGTCAAAAAGATACGGTTGTATTCTTAGGTGATTATGTAGATCGAGGTCCACGTACTAGGCAGGTTATTTCTCGCTGCATGGATTGGGAAAAAAGATACCCTCATTGGAAATTCCTCTATGGTAACCACGAGGATTTAATGCTTGATGCCTTGATATACAAAGGCAAGATTTATCAGTCTTACGACCTGTGGTATGGACAGGGTGGTCTTCAAACGGCTCAGAGTTATTTCCCTCCAGGTTTTAGTAAGTATGCCATGGCCATTAGCCAACCGAAAGATCATGTTAAGTGGAAGCATTTAGATTGGCTGAGGAACAGAGACATGTATTACGAAACTAAAGATTATTTCTTTGTACATGCGGGTATAAACCCTGATATGAGTATATCAGCTTTCAAGAAAAATATTGACACAAATGAACAGTTGAGGCATGAGACTATTTGGATTAGAGATGAATTTATAAACAGTAAACACAACTGGGGAAAAAAGATTATTTTTGGTCATACGGCTGATTACAAGGGAGAATATTTTAACCCCAAGAATCCATGGAAAGTGCAAGAGTTTATGCCGATAGTAAAGAAAAATAAGATTGGTATTGACTGTGCTCCTTGTCCACCTACAAAAAATAAACTATGTGCTCTAGAACTTCCAGCTGAGAAGTTTTACTTTCAAAAGCATATTGACTAGTGATTGTTTTTCTGAGATTATAAGGTACTGCCCAATGAGTAAAATTGTATTATCTACTAAGGATGAAATCTTTGAATCGCTAAAAGCGGAGCTTAGAGAAACCTTCCCCAGTTCGAAGGCTACAAATGTTATTATGGATATTGAATATTTAATGGAATCCTTCACCAAAGAAGTTTTGGAAGATCTTTTAAAAAAAGGCCACGGAGGGGGAAATTGGCGCCGACTTGTGATGGAAACTATTTCTCGATTCGATTATGAATAAACAAATATGCCAGTTTATACAAGACGTGGAGATAAGGGGATAACAAGCATAATTGCTCCAGATGGTAGTGAAAAAAAAGTTAGAAAGAACTCCAAGATAATAGAGGCAATAGGAACTTTAGACGAATTAAACAGCTTCCTTGGTGTTTTGAAATGGCGTCCGACTGACAACAGAGGTTTCTTTTGGCACTGGACTACACGAATTCAAAAAGAGATCCTTGCTATAAGCACCACACTGGGTGGAGATGAGGTTCCCTTGGACAAGAAGGTTATTGCGGAGATGGAAAAACAGATAGAGCGTATGGATGGAAGGCTGTTCCCTCTCAAGAATCCTGTTTATCCTGCTCCCACAGAATTGGCTGCCTTTTGTCACTACACCAGAGCTTTAACAAGGCGAGCAGAACGTAAGTTGGCTGCTGTTGACGAGGAGACTCCTTTGAGACCAGATATTTTGGAATTTGTCAATCGCCTTTCTGATTACTTCTTTGTTTTGGCTCGCTATGTGGCTTACAAAACTGGATTTAGGCACACTTCTTGGTTGGCTGGAAAGATGAGGAAAAAAGACAGAGAATATGAGAAGTTGCATGAGCAAAAGCCGATGTGATAATGTGTATCTACTCGTTTCTTCAGCGGGAAAAACAGGGGGTGTTTTTTTAGTTTTTTTATGTCTGAATTAATATCTTCTAACCCCAAAAACATCCAAAAAGGATCTGTGCCAGTTAATGTCAGAGATGCTTTCAAAGAGTCTGATAAATACTTTCCTACTCCACTTCAGAAGTTCCAATTTTTTGATAAGTATGCGCGTTTTGATTATGACAAAGGACGAAGGGAAACTTGGCCTGAGGCTGTAGCTCGTTCTGTAGCTTTTCTTCGAGAAATTAGCCATGACCGTTTGCATGCAGAAGAGTATTCGCGGATTCGAGATTTTATGCTAGAAATGAAGGCAACACCCTCCATGAGGCTTCTTGCAATGGCAGGCCCTGCTGCTCGCCGAAGTAATATTGCGATCTATAATTGTTCCTATCTCCCTATTGATTCTATTGATGCCTGGATAGAAGGATTAACGATTTCCATGAACGGCTGTGGGGTTGGCTTTTCTGTGGAGAAGAAGTACGTAGATAGGCTTCCTAAAATCAAGAAACAAACAGGAGAACATCTTGATGTGTTTCAAGTTTCTGACACTACTGAGGGTTGGACTGATGCCTTGAGAAAAGGACTGGAGACTTGGTATGATGGTAAAGATGTCGAGTTTGATTACTCGCTGGTTCGCCCAGCGGGCTCTGTTTTGCGTATCAAAGGGGGACGGGCTTCTGGTCCTGAGCCGTTACGGCAAATGTTAGATTTTGCTCGTGAGCGAATCCTTGCTCATCAGGACGAGGGACTTCGCCCCCTTGATGCGTACGACATCATGTGCATGGTGGGTAATGCTGCTGTTTCTGGTGGTACCCGTCGTACTGCCATGATTTCTCTTTTCGATTTTGACGATGAGGAAATGCGTGATTCTAAAAATGGAGATCTAGACAAAGAATGGCAGAGATGGAATGCTAACAATTCCGCTGTGTGGCCAGATAGAAGGCTAAGCAAAAAAGAAGTAAAAAAAATACTGGAAGAAATGGACAATGGTGGTAGAGGTGAACCTGGTATATTTAATAGAAGGGCAGCCAACCTGACAAAACCAAAGAGGAGAAAACCCCACAATTACGGAATAAACCCTTGTTTCCATCCAGATTCAATTATAGAAACTGTAAAAGGGCCTGTCAAAATCAAAGATATTAAATCTCCAACTCACGTTTACACAATGAATAAGCATGGGGTGCTCTGTGTTAGAAGGGCATCTGCTTCTTGGAAGACAAGAGATGGTACTGAGACGTTGAACATAACCATTGCCAATGGAAAGACACTAAGGGTAACTTCTGAACACAAGATAATGATCGAGGGAAAAGGGTGGGTGAAAGCGAAGAATATACAAATCAAAGACAGGGTGATAGGTTTGATTCGCCAGAGGCGTGGATCTAGGTATTCAGGTGTAAAGTTGACCTCTCAAGGGAAAAAAGACTTCGTGATGGAGCATCGTTTGGTGTATGAAGGAGTGAAGGGTCCTATCTTAAAAGGGCATGATATCCACCACAAGGATGCCAATACATACAACAACTCAATAGATAACTTAGAAATGTTCCCTCATTCAGAGCATGCAACTTTGACTCGGTGTTTGGCGCCAAACGATCATCAAGTTAGGGGAGAGGGTGGTAGATTTATTTCTTCAAAAACAAGTATGCACGGAAGGAAAGAGATTGTTCCAATACCTGAATCTCTCAAGTCTTTATTACACCAATATGCCACGATAGAAAAAATAGAAACAGGGGATCAGGTGGATGTTTATGATATTTCAGTTGAGGACACTAATTGCCTGGTCGCGGACGGTATGATTGCCCACAACTGTGGGGAAATTTATCTGAGACCGCATGAATTCTGCAATCTTACGATTTCTATTGCTAGGGAAGACGACACGCGAGAATCCTTGATGGAAAAGGTGGAAGTAGCAACAATCATTGGAACGATACAGTCCATGAGTGTTGATTTCCCTGGTCTTAGACCAATTTGGAAAGCCAATTGTGAAGAGGAAAGACTTCTTGGTGTTGACATAAATGGAATGCAAGATACTCCACTTCTTTATCAAGAAGGCAGCGACAAACTTTTACTGGAACTCAAAGAAAAAGCACTGGAAACTAATCGTATTTATGCCAAGAAACTAGGGATACCACAATCAACATCTGTGACTTGTGCCAAACCTTCTGGCAACAGTTCTCAACTTTTTGGTTGTTCTTCAGGGATCCATGCTAGGTGGGCTCCTTATTACATTCGAAGAGTGAGGGTTGGAAATGATTCTCCAGTGTATAAAGTTTTAAGAGATGCAGGTGTTCCTTTAACCCCTGAAAACGGGCAAGAACCACCGAATGTTATTACCTGGGTGGCTAGTTTTCCAGTTAAGTCTCCTGACCATGCTCGAGTTCGGCATGATATGTCGGCCATAGACCAGTGTGAATTTTGGAAGAAGGTTAAAATCTGCTTTACGGAACATAACCCTTCTGTGACAATTTCTTATAAGCCACAGGAGCTAGGCGTTTTAATAACATGGGTATATGACAATCAGGATATTATAGGTGGAATGTCCTTTTTGCCTTTTTCAGATGCCAACTATCATCAAATGCCTTATGAAGAAATTACTGAAGAACAATATAAACATGCCTTGGAGGCTTTTCCTAAAGATATTGATTTTTCTAGAATTTTTCTTTACGAGAAGGAAGACATGACTAAAGCTGCTCAGGAACCTGCTTGCGTAGCAGGAATCTGTGAGATGTAAAATGAGGTTTCGCAGGAGGGGGGAAATTAGCACACTCCAACAAAAGTGTGACAAAGAGATGGCTTTGCTTATCATTCAGAAAGAACAGTGTGAAAAATGTGGTACAAGATCAAAACCTCTAGACAACGCTCATATTTTTGGAAGATCAAACAGGGCTCTTCGTTGGGACATAATGAATCTTTTGTGTTTATGTCGGGATTGTCACCAATGGGGACATGCTAATCCCAATGATTTTCAAAGCTGGGCAGAAAGAAAGTTTCCTCATCGTTGGGAATATTTAGTTTTAGTAAAAAACAATTCAGCTAAGTGGTCAGAGGATGATTACAGAGATATTTTGAAAAAGATAAGAAAAAAGGATTTTAATGGATTAGTCCTGTGGGCTTGATGTAATATTTTGCTTATGCCACGATTCTAGGTATTTTTTGATTTTAATTTTGTTTTTCTGTTTGTATTTTTTAAGGGCCATTTTTCCTTTTGGAGTTTTATAGTAGGCTTTAACTCTTAATCTTTGAAGTTTTTTATAGCGGGTTTCATAACAATTAGTAGAGCAGTATTTTACTCTGGCGCCCTTTTGGTTCACTATAAAGTCTTTTTCACACCACTCACATTTGCGCATTTTAGCTTTGGTTTCTATGTTTTCGTTAACTCGTTTTTTGGCTTGACGTCGTTTATATAGAAGTTGAGCATAATCAATACCATTATCTTGGAGGATAAGTCTAACCATTTCTCTAGAGATGTTGTGTTTTCGAGCTGCAATGGCCGCAGAAAGATTTCCCTGCATAATATCAGAGATTACTTTTTTATCCCGTAGACTTCGTTTAACCCAGAGTTGTTTACGATAACATCTGTAGCAGCGTTTAGTCCTTTTGGTGGAGGTCTCTTCGCCACAGATGCGACAAACACCTTGCATAGCTTGTTCCTATAATAACCAAAACATGTTCTTTTGTCAAGTGATGTTATAAGGAGAAACCCTGTCGACTTGTGTTTCTTGCTCTGAAGCAAGGCAGGTGAACGCAGTTTTGTTGTAGTAGAATCGTCTAGTTCTCCCTATAATTTGGCATTCAAGAAACATTTATCAACAGGGCAATTTATAATGACACTAATATAGTTTAATTGTCAAAATACCATGTACGCATATGCCAAACCTAAACAACGAAGATGTCCAGAATGTAATGCAGGAGCAGCTTTAGCTAAAAATCTTTGCCCCCGCTGTGGACATCGTTATAAGGGTAAAAAGAAAATAGTAACCGAGCGTAACGAAGAAATCGCTAGTTTTTTGTTTCAAGGTATTTCTTATTCTGAAACAGCTCGTCGGTTGGCCATTTCCCGTCAACGTGTACACAAGATTGCACAGAAACTTAAGTTGGTTGAAGAGGTTAGGCAGATGCAAGCTCAGAAGAAATATAAAAAAATAGGTAAAGAAATACAAACCAGAGTGAGGACGTGTGAAGAATGTAAATATTACTATGTTATGGTCTGTGGCTTTGCCTTTCATAAGTATTGTTCGAAAGAATGCCAATACACAGCTCGTAAAAAAAAGATAGTGGTCAACAATCGAAATTATCTTCGAAGGAAGAAGGCGGCTTGACTATTTTGAAAAAAATGTGTTAACCTCATATTAATACTTATGAGAATACTGCCTAATTTCTCCAAAAGGCGCGATTGGAAACTTGTTGGAACATCCACTACCGATCCGCAACCAGTTAAACTGGAAGAAGTTCCAAAAGACTTTTCTCGTGGTTTGCTGGAAAAACTCCTTCTCGGAACGACTACTTACATCTGGGAGGATCCAGTAACCAAAGCAGTACGGAAAGAAGAGGTTTTAGGAGTAGAAGAAACTCCACTTCGACAGGTGTTAACACGAGCCGATATGTACGGACGTTTCGACATCGTCGATGGGGATAAAAAGTATGCTGTAGTAAGACTAACAGACTCCGCGGTAATGCCAATTGTTTCTCAGGTTCCAACAGATGCTCCAATTGTTACAGAAGAAACAGATCTTAGTAAATTGCCTATTCGTAAAAAATGAAACTAAACCCCCTCTCCCACCAAGTTGTATTGAAGCCAGTGGAAATAAATACTGGTAAATTTTACGAACCAAGAGGAGGGAATAAAAGCACCGTCGTGGGAGAAATTGTAGCTTTGGGGAAAGAGGTAATCTCTTCTGAATTAAAAAAAGGAGTCAATGTTGTTTATCGTTCTTCAGAGGGGGATGTCTTTTCTTTGGAGGGGGTAAGCTACGCTTTGATAGACGTAGGGGCACTTTTGGCTTATTTAGATAATGGGAAAACAAATTAGTTTCTCTCCCGAATCACGGGAGGCCTTAATTAAGGGTGTAAATTTATTGGCTCAGGCTGTAAACACTACTCTGGGTCCAAAAGGCCGCAATGTCGGCCTAGGTAGAAAGTGGAATACCCCTAAGGTGGTCCATGATGGTGTTTCTGTGGCTAAAGAAGTGAGCCATTCTGATCCATTTGTGGATATGGGCATTCAATTGGCTCGAGATGCTGCTGTACAGACCAATGAAGTAGTAGGAGATGGTACTACAACCTCAATTCTTATTACTCAAGCCTTAGTCAATGAGGGCAATAGAAAAATTGAAGAGGGGATTAATCCCATGATGATCCAGAAAGGTCTCAACAAGGCGGCTGAGGTTGTCTTAGAAGAGCTAACTAAGATGTCTCAGGAGGTAGAAGACAATGGAATGATTGCTCAGATTGGAACTCTTTCTTCTGCAGACGAAGAGGTGGGAGCTCTTATCGCTACAGCGTTAGAGAAAGTTGGGGAAAAGGGGGTAATAACAGCTGAGCAGGGCCGAGGGTTTTCTACTACTGTTGACTACAAAGAAGGAATGGAGTTTGATCGAGGGTATTTGTCTCAAGGTTTTGTAACAAACGAAGAGAGATTGTTGGCTGAGGTGGAAAATTCTTACATTGTTTTAGTTGCTGACAGAATTTCCAGTAGTCAGCACATCATGCCAATCTTGAATGCAATAGGGGAAATAGAGCAGGGTAAACACTTTAGCGTAGTGGTTATTGCGGATAGAGTTGACTATGAAGCCTTGGGAACTCTGTTGGCTAACCACGAGAAGGGGTTGATTTCTGGTCTAGCAATAGAATCACCTGGATTTGGAGAGAAAGCAGTAGCTTTGATGGAAGATATTGCGGTATTAACAGGAGGCAAGGTTATTAATCCTTCCCAGGGTTTCAACTTTGCAACAGATATTAAGGCTGAAATGTTTGGTCGAGCAGATAAGGTTATGTCAGGAAAAGAAACTACAAAGATAATTGGGGGCAGAGGCGAAAAAGAAGCTGTTTCAGTTAGGGTCGCCCAGATAGAAAAAACGATTAAAGAAGAAGAAAGTGATTTTGAGAAAGAACGTCTCGAGGAAAGGATTGCTCGTTTGGCAGGAAGCGCTGCAATTATTAATGTAGGAGCTGCTACTGAAACTGAAATTCACGACAAAAAAGAAAGAGTGATCGATGCTATCAATTCTACGAAGGCTGCCATAGAAGAAGGAATCTTACCAGGTGGGGGTGTCTCTCTTTTAAGAGTGAGAGATGTATTAACTGATTACGGGGAAAACCTGAACGAAGAGGAGGGAGCAGGGGCAGATATTTTATATCGCGCTTTACGTAGACCAATTGTAAAGCTTTATGAGAATGCAGCTGTTTCCAAAGAGGTGCTAAATAAAGTTGAGAAATCTGATGGTGATTATGGGTATGACGTGGTTGCAAATAAGTATGGTTCTTTAATTAAGATGGGGGTTATAGATCCCACCAAGGTGGTTCGCGCAGCACTGCGGAATGCGGCTTCTGTGGCAGGAACCATTCTTACTACCGAGGCGTTAATAGCGCCAAAAGACGAGTTAATAGGGAAAAGCAAGTGAAATGAAAATAAACAAACATGAAAGTAGATTTGACTGTCAAGGACAACAAGTTGTTCGCTCGTACGAGTGATTTGTTTGGATGGGATAAAAATCCCAAGATTGTTCTTCGAAATGACTTCAAACGGCTTAAAAAACAAATTGAGAAACTAGGCCAATTCAAACCACTTGTTATAACTTCAGAAGGAGAAGTAATTGGCGGAAATTCACGGTTAGAAGCACTCCGTTCGCTTGGGATGGATTCTGCTTGGGTTTCAGTTGTTGAGCCAAGGACCGATGCAGAAAAACTTGAGTATGCTTTGGCTGATAACGATCAAATAGGGAAATATGTAGAGGAACAATTAGCAGAATTAGTTATGGAGTTGGATGATGATGAGATTGTTTTAGATGATTATAAAATTGATGTCGGGAAAGATATTGATTTGAATGAAGTTTTGGAGTCTATTGGTCTTTCAGATGATGATTCTCAACTTACCCCAAAAGATTTGAAACTTACAACCTGCCCCTCATGTGGACATGAGTTTGAACAATGAAAAAAAAGCGAATTATAACTAAATATCCGTGGTTAGAAATCAAGAGAGAATACATCACTAATCCCCAGTTAACTCAAATAGCATTATCTAAAAAGTACAAAGTTCCAGAAGGGACTTTAAATAAACGAGCCACTAGAGAAAAATGGGGTGCTTGGCGTGTGGAAATAACGAAAGCTGCCGAACAAAAGATGATTAAGGAGGCGGAATATTCAATCAAGGAGATGAAATCTCGCCACTTGAAACTTAGTAAGTTGCTTCAAAAATTAGGTATTGAGGCAATCGAAAAGGGAAAATATATTCCTAAAAGTGCGAAGGAAGCTCGACAGTTTATATCTGAAGGAGTGCGAATGGAAAGAGAGGCAACTGGGGTAAACAGAAAAGATTTTGATAAACCAGCAATCGTGAACATTATTTCCCAAGAAAGAGACATCATTGGAAAATATTTTGAAGAACCAATAAAAGGAGAGGAGGTTATTGATGGCGAGGAGTCCATACGAAAGGAAGGCCCAAAAGGAGCTAGAAGCTGATGGGTACAAAGTTGATTGGAAAACGAGGCCTTACAGGGTTCCTAGGGGGTATCAAGTCGATTTTTTTGGGCTTTTCGATCTTGTTGCTTTCAAAGTGGCTTTCCCGCTCAGGTGGATTTCAATTAAGGGTAAAGCAGGTATACCCAGGGCCCACAGAGAGGCAGTGCGAGATTTTGCCCTCAGTGCGAAAACAAACACAAAAGAAATTTGGTATTGGAAAGGGAAAACAGGCTGGACCAAAAACATAATCAAAAATGACAACAGGAAAGATTGTAAATTACCAGGAATTCATTGAGAATGAGTTTGATATTTTAGATCGGCATGGCAATGTCGTCCCTTTTAACTTGTTTCGTGTTCAAAAGATGTACCTTGACCTTCTTAAAAAAGACTACCCCAGTGTGGAAGGAGTCAGGGAGATTATTCTTAAAGCGAGACAAGAGGGTTTTTCTTCTTTTGTTCTTGCTCTTTTTGCGGTTGATTTTATAACAAACCCCAATTCAGTAAGTATCTGTATAGCTCACAGGAAAGATGCTACTCAGAAGTTGTTTCGAAAGGTAAAGTTTTATTTAGATTCTTATTGCAAGAAGCATGGGTTTGATCCTAAAAAATATTTAACTTCAGACAGCAAGAATGAAATGGAGAATGCAAGCAATGGGGCATATTTTTATATTGGTACTGCTGGATCAAAGGTTGGAGGTCGAGGAGGTACTGCCCAAAACATTCTTTTTTCAGAGGCAGCTTTTTATCAAGATACTGACATTATTACGGCAAGTGAGATTATTGAAGGATCTAGCCAGCAGGTTTATCAAGGTACAGGTAAGATTTTTATAGAATCTACTGCTAATGGTTATGGTAATTATTACCAGCTTGAATGGGATCGGGCAGTCAAGAACGAATCGAACTACAAAGCTAGATTTTTTTCATGGGAAGAGTTCTATGATGAAAAATGGATTGAAGAAAAAAGAAATAGTTTTCAGTCCGAAGAAATGTTTTTGCAGGAGTATCCAAAAACTCCAGAAGAGGCCTTTATTCACTCAGGTACTCCTTTCTTTGACATGAAATCACTACAGTATCAGTTTGGGAAAATAGCTAAAGATCCTATCGATCAGGGTGAGTTAGCTCAAGATGGAGGATGGCGATGAAAACACAACATGAATCGTTTAGACCAGATGTAAGTAAGCTCAAAACGTATCGTCTTTACAGAACACTGGAGCGAAATGAGCAGACTTGCCTTTTTGCGGATCCCGCTGAGGGTGGGAATTTTTGTGCTGCTGCTTTGATAAGTAAGAAATACGCTGATTTTCCTTTTGTCTATAACAAGAGAACAGAATCGTCTCAGTTTGGACACGATTTGCAAAAGATTGCCAGGTTTGTGCAGAAGAAGACGGGGATGTGGCCCAACATTGCGGTTGAGCGCAACACAGGACAGGCCACAATTTATGTGCTTCAGGAGTTGAATTATCCTAATCTGTTCCGAATGCGGGTATTTGACCATTCTCGGATTCAAGAGAGTGCAAAAATTGGATGGACAACTACTCAGGCTACTCGAAATAAAATGCTTGACGATCTTGCTCTTGCCTTGAGACAGGGAGCTATTAAGATTTATGATAAAGAAACTTTGGATCAGATGTCTTCTTTTGTCATAAAGGAAAAAGGTGGACGCGTGGGCCGAGCAGAAGCTGAGTCTGGGAAGAATGATGATTTAGTTATTGCAACTGCTGGTGCGTTCCAACTTCATTCATTGGTGCCTGCTTACGATTATGGAGATGAGATGACTATGGAGGATTATACTCGAGAGAGAGAAAGGTGGAGGTTTAAATAATATGGCAAAAAAAATAAAGCCAACTAATAAAGATGAATTTGCAAAGGACATACTAAAGTCTTTGTACGAACAAGAAAGCAGTCACAATAGTCAGCAATTTATGGAAACATTAAAATTAGTGCGTCCAGATATTTGGGTGTTTACTGATTTGGTGGATCAACTTGGTCTTGATCCTTATATTGTGATTAAGATTATTAGGCAGATTCACAACATTGCTATAGGTAGTGGATATGGTCAAGTTGTGGTTGCAATTGAGAAAGGCGTGGTTCGTTACGTGAGAGGTGAAGATGTAGATAAAATAGAATTACCCGTGTTTAAGCGACCATTAAAACTTGATTCATAAACAAGTTTTTGGTTATCATGAAACATGACCTGCCAGACATGTGGAAAAGACGTGGCAGAAGAGTTAAATTATATGGCCACCATGATGATTACACAAAACCTTTGATCGTAAAGTGGTTGTGTGGCTCCTGTCACAAACTCCATCATTTAGTTAGTTCAACTTGACATTGGGTAAACTTTACAGATAATATTGAAATTGAACATAGATTTTGAGGCTTTAAGCTAGAAATCGTCCAACTATAGGTAACCCCGAGAGGGGTATTTTGTGTTGGGCGTTTTTTTTATGTTTATTTTACTGTCCATGGCTAAAACTACTATACCTAAAACTGACAAGACTTTCTCTGAGGTAAGACGCCATTATGATTGGGCTTCACAAGAAACAGACAGAAGAAGAACAGGCCGAGGTAGAATTGGTTCAATCTCCTTTGATGAAGCAGACGAACTGTTTCGATCTTGGTTGGACGAATCTAAATGGCCGTATGACGCACTTCTTTTTGATCCCCGTGTATTTACCTTTATTTTCGAGAAAACATCACGACTTTTAAGCAAGAAACTTAGAGGGAAATTAATTCCTAGAGAAGGAGGAGATGTATTGGCAGCGCATGTTAATAATGCACTGTTAAATTATCAGTGGGATCAGGCTACTCATAACGGAACCATGCTTTCAAAATGGGGACTTATGGATTTAAGTACTCGAAAATATGGATCAGCTTTTTCTTTATGTAAATGGAGATATGAAACTGACCCTTCTGGAAGAGTGGTTTTTGATGGTCCCGAAATGGTGGCTTTAAATAACCGAGATTGTTTGCCAGATCCAGCTGCTACTAGCATTGAAAATGCAAATTGGTTTCAAGTTCGGGAGTATATAACTATCCAAGAGTTAGAAAGGGTTAATGATTCATCAAGAAGCGGTCCTATTTATAAAAATGTAAAAGCTTTGAAGAGATCTCTTAATGAAGAGTCTCAAAGGGGAGGAGATTCTCGAGATACAAATTGGATCTCAAGAAATAGAACTATTTCTGGGTTGAATGATGACCCCATTGGAAAAGATGATGTGTTTAAGACGGTAGAGATTGTGACTGAGTATCGAAGAGATAAGTGGATTACCTTTTCCCCAAAGCATGGAATCATACTGCGGGAAGCAGATAATCCATATGGCAATTATGAACTGCCAATTGTGATGCTTCGATATTACCAAATTGATGATGACATTTACGGAATGAGTGAAATCGAACCAATCAAAGGATTGCAGAAAGCTATCAACGCTTTACTTTCTCAATATGTGGATGAAATCAATCAAAAGCTATATTCACCAATTGCTATAGGCCCAGGGGTAAGAGAACATACTTTGCATTGGGGTAAGGGTGCAAGATGGAGAATGAATAATCCTTTGTCAGATTTTAGGTTGATTGAATCAAAGTCTAATGCGGCTCAATTTTTCAACAACACATATTCAGCTTTAATCGCAGCTCTTTCAAACGCAACTGGGGAAAGCTCTCTTGGGGTTTCAAATATGAATAGATACAACCCAGAGAAAACTGCCACAGAGGTGAAGCAGATGACGATGCAAAGAAATGCTCGAGATAATTATAACCAGAACATGTTGGCAGAAGCTATTCAGAGACAAATGATGCTTTGGCACCAGATGAATCAAAAGATGATTTTTGCAGATGAAGACAAAAAAACCTATGTAGTTCGAGTTGTGGGGAATGAAGCCATGGAGTATTTCAAGAAAAAAGGTTTGGATGCTATGGAGCCTGACATGAGTAAGGTGGAACAGGTAACCACTCCAAGAGGTGAGTTTAAGATTCCTGGATCAGAATTAGCAGATCCAATTACAGGTAGGAATCAATTGCCTATAGATGCTGGAAGACCTAGATTTCCTATTAATCTGGGAAACAAGGAAAACCCGAACATGGTTCCAAAAATGGAAGTGGATGAAGAGGGTAGTTTTGGAACATTACATGTAGAACCTGAAGACTTGAAAGGTAATTTTGATTTCATTGCAGATGTAGAATCAATGTCTCTTTCAGGAAGTGATGATATTAAGCAAGGTCGAAGAACAGCTATTACAAGTATTCTTTCTAGTCCAGTTATTTTGGAGCTTTTGTCACAAGAACAAGTAAAGCCTAAATTCAGAGATTTGTTTGTAGCTTGGCTAGAAGATTCAGGATTTAAAAATGCTGAGAAGTTTTTCGAAGAGCTATCTCCTGAAGAAATCCAGACAATGGCAGCTCAAGCAGAAGGTGGTTCACCAGGAGGGCAAGGACAAGGAAATAAATTATCTCAAGAAGAACAAGCACAGGTGGTGCCACCAGGGGTTCAACCAGAATCACTGCTGGGAGGACCACAGCCAGCACAAGCAAATGGTAGACAAATCCCAACAGCCACAATTAGATAACTCGAAAGGTAGAGAGCTTGATGCAGAAGAAGCTAAAAAGCTTAGGGATGGTATGGCTCTCAAAGAAATGTTGACTTCTGATGGTTGGAAAATTGTCAATGGATGGTTAAAGTCTCGGGCTTATCACGCATGGGTAGATCCTAGAAATACTAAGTCGCAAAAGCAATGGATGTGGCAAGAGCTTAATGCTTTTCATTCAGCTGATGTAGCAAAGCAAATACTTATGGAAATTCAGCAAGTAACAGAAGTGGCTGATGAACTTGAAGATATCCGTTTGGGAAGAAAACAACCTAAAACATTGAAACTTTAAGAAGAATAAGAAAATAAACGCCTCCTTTGAGGCAGAAGAAATTATCTGACTCTGGTTGAGGCGGTAATAAATCAACCATGAATAATTTAAAAAAATTACCTCCTTTACCAGGTTCAGACGAAGAAACGCTTAGACGTGATTCGTATGATCCTTATTATAAAAAAAGACCAAGTGATGTTTGGCAAGGCCGAGTTGAGCGTATAGAGCTCGAGGAACCTGCTAAGTGTAAGCACTATTTTATTAGTACAAAACAAGGGGTAGAGTGTAGAAAGTGCAGATTTGGGCTACTTGGAAAAGAGCTTAAAGTTAAGAAAGGATCCATGTATTTTGGCAGTCAAAAATTACTGTGAAAAGGCTAGACTAAGAAATTTTAATTTCTAGGTCTGTACTCACATCCAATAGCGGTGATGCTCCCCGCTCAATAAAATCGAGCATAATTTAAGGAGGTGAAATAAAAATTGGCAGACAACAACATTAAAGCAGATGCTGGTGGGGACCAGGTAGGCGGTGAAGTAACACAGCCTCAAGGAGACCAACAGCAAAACAATAAACAACAAGACGGTGAGCAACAACAACCCGTTCAGCAGCAGGATGGTGGAAAAGAGGTTCAGGGAGAGCAGCAGCCACAAGGAAAGACGCAGGAGCAGCCAGCGCAATCGCAGGCCCAGCCACAAGCGCCAGTTCCCCAAGCTCCAGTTCAACCAACCCCACAACCAACACCTGCTAACTTAGCGGATCAAATTGCAAACTTTGGGAGACAACAGTCGCCAGGGTTTGATTTGCCACAAGGAGTTACGGAAAGGACTCGGGATGAGTTTGGTAAATTAACCGAGAACAATAAAAAACTTCTTGAATCAAATCAAGTACTCCAAACGGAGTTAAACCAAAGACTACAGTCTGAGCAGAGATTACAGCCATTGCAGAATTTGGCTCAACCTCAGCAACCAAATGTTGCCGAATTTGTGGAGGAGGAAACTGACCCAGCAACGGGCCAGAAGTACAAGGTTATTAACGAGGAAAAATTGCAAAAAGCAATTAGTGGTGCTAATGACCGAGCAGTGAGATCAGAGCAACAAATTCAAAGTTATATCAAAAGGCAGCAAGAGGCAGAAGATGCTAAGCAGGCAGCTGATACGTACAAAGCGTATCCACAATTACAGCCTGGTGCACAAGATTTTGATAACAACTTGAATAAAATAACTCGAAGAATAGCTCTTGACTCAATGATGAATCCACAAGATTACGGAGGTCACTCGCTAACTTTCAAAGAAGCTGCAGATCTGGCGGCAGATGAGCTTGGGGAAAAAACTCCTCAGGATCCGAAGCAGAAACCAGAAGAAGGAGGTCAGGCAAATCAAAAGATGCAACAGCAAAATGATAAACAACAACAGCAACCAACAACCACATCAGTTAAGGAGCAGGGCGGTCTATCCGCTCAGGGACAACCTGTGGGTGGGCAACCAACCCAGGAATCCGAGGAAGACCTCGATCGGCTCCGACATCTTACTCGACGTGGCGGGGATAAAGGTATGTGGGCAGTCGCTGAGCGACTACAGCATATCGATCACCATGGTACTCCAACATCCAAGGAGGAAATTGGAGATGAATAAATTGAAAGGGGGTGAAAAGGAAAAAATCCGTTAAATTATGGCTTGGGGATTACAAACTTACGATGACACTGGTCGAAGAGAGGATCTTTTGGATATCATTGGAGATGTTTCACCAGATGAAACTCCTCTATTGACTCTATTTGGTTCAGGAACTGCATCAGGAACCCTACATGAATGGATGAAGCACAATGTCGCAAGACCAACATCAGTACAAAGTGATGTTGAAGGTGCTGATACAACATTCGACGATCTAACACAGCCAACTCGAGAAAACAATATTACTCAGATTATCAAAGAGGGTATTCGAGTTTCTCGAACTGAAAGAAAGGTAAATGTGGCCGCTATGGGCGACCCTTACGCTTTTCAGAAAGCTGATAGATTGAGAGTTCTAAAGATGAAGATGGAATACGCACTTTTGAATGCTGTTAAAGCTTCAGGTGCTTCAGGTACTGCGAGACAGATGGACGGTATCGATGAGTTCATTTCAACAAATGTAACAGCTCGAAATTCAGGAACTTCGTTCTCTGAAACAGAGTTAAACGATATTGTGGCAGATGTTTGGGCAGTTGCAGATCCAGACAAAATCTTCGATATGGTGCTATGTACCTTCAAGATCAAACAGGCAATCGCTGGTTTCGGTGGAAACTCAACACGATACATTGACGCGTCAGAAAGAAAACTTATTAAAGAAGTTCTTGTCTACGAATCAAGTGGTGGTTCACACCGAATATTCGCTCATAAAGATGTGCGAGATTCAGCAGGTTCAACAACTGTTTATGGATTGAGAGAGGATCTATGGCGAACAGCCTATCTAGATCAGCCAATGTTCGAGGAACTAGCTAAACTAGGAGACTCAGACAGAGGTCACTGGGTAACAGAATTCACTCTTGAATCTCTTGAGGAACGTGCAAGCGCTAAAAGAACTGGGTATAATCAGAATGGCTGATAATACCCGAACGGTTGTATCTTTTATATTTTTTTGATATCATTATCCTATAAGGAGGTGAATAAAAATCAAAAAATGTAAAAATGACAATTGCACGGACGCACATTACGCTTTAGGTTTTTGTCGTAAACATTATCGAAAAGCTAAGGGAGAGCATAAAACTCGTTGGGAGATGATTAAATCTAATCCTGAGTTATATGAGCATCGACGATGGCTTCAGAGAAAATGGGAAAGATCTCGGAAAAGAGATTATAAAAAACATTCCGATCAAATTTATTTCGGCGGTCTTCGTGAGAAGACTATTCAAAGAGATGAAGAAAAATGTATTGATTGTGGATTAACCCGTAAGGAACACTACCAGAAATGGAATAAAGACTTGCATGTTAATCATATTGATCACACAAAGAGGAATGAATTGGACAACTTAGAGACGTTATGTATTAGGTGTCATGCGAGTAAAAGTCATTACAAACGTAAGGTTTCTTAAGTGGCTGAGGGGAGAGGTTATCGAGACGTATAGTTCACTCACTATACTTGCCCTAAAAGGAGAGTGCAGGAGACGGTGGGCCTGCCACAAGGTGGCACCGTCTACAAGTTAAATTTTTATGTTGGCATACGATAAAAAAACTGGGAAAGTTAGAGATTCAAATAAGGTTGACTTTGCCGATAAGCTTTTTGAACTTAAAGAAGTTAAAGGGCCATGGGAGGTTTTGGATTATTTGGTTGAATATTGGACGCTTACGGCACCAGAAGAAGCAGAAGGGATGATGGTTCGCATCGACGACATGCGGGAGACTCGGAAAGATCAAAAATTTGGAAAAACTGATGACAAGAACATGGATCGTAGATTGATTTTAATTATACCTCTTGCTTTGCAGCAAATGGTACGAAAGGTGTATCCCGTTCAGGAATTGCCTTTTGATAAAGAGTTCATGCGAGAATTCGCTCGAAGATACGAGCAATTTCGAATACCAGAAAAAATATAATGTCAGACTTAACAGTAGCTGAAAGAACGTGGTTTGCAGAAAGAGTAACTGGATCCACAGGACGGACACCGCTTAACGATTTGAAGCGGAATTATTACGTGTCACAAATTGGTGGTTCAGCTGCAAGCATAAATGACCTTAATGATTTAGAAAGACAATGGTTGAGAAAAAGAATCGATGACAACAGTGCCACAGTTCAAGACACACGACATGTTGAAGATCTATGGAGACAAGCAGTAGCTTCTGAAGGATTTACTGTGAGTCGTTATGTGAACGAAAATAAGCTGACATTTTATTTAAATGCGGCTTAACTTGATATTTATACAATCTGAAGTGTAGACTAATAGTAAGGGTGACAGGGATTAGGCTTCAGTAAACGCTTCAGAAACTGTAATTTGTTATAATGTCTCTAACTAAATTCCTGACTCAAAGAGAAAACGAGAAATTTAGAAGTACCACCAATGATGGTGTTGCTGTTGCTGTGGTGAATCCTGATGGATCTGATATTTCAGGTGGAAGCAGTTCTTCAAATGTAACTGTTTTTCAGGGTGGTGCTCCATGGGAAACTTCAACTTCTTCTTTGCCTACAATTTCTATCGGAGCAATGCCTGCAATTAGTATTGACTCAGGAGCTACGGTACAGCCTCTAGCAGCATGGCCAGATCCTGGTACTTTCATCGGGCTTGTGACATCAGTTGGGGAAACGGCCATCACTTCTGGGGCTACAGTCCAACCGTTGGCAGCATGGCCAGATCCTGGTACTTTTATTGGATTGGTAACAGTTGTACCAGATTCAACAGTCACATTACATGCGGTGGTTAATACTGGACTTTCTAACTCAAATGTGACTTTAAACCCAAGTCCTAATTTCATAGGTCTTGTCTCAACTGCATCAATTCACGGGACTGTGGGGATTAACGATATTCCTTCTGGAGTGACTGTGTATCAAGGGACAGATTCATGGAACTCACTTGGAACTGTAACTATTGGATCGATGTTGCCAACTGGTGCTAATTACATTGGTCTTGCAACAACAACCGTGGCTAATACAGTTGTAGTTGATGCTACAGGGCAGGGGGATGTACCTGTTACTTTAGATAGCGAAGATGTGGTTTTAGGATCTGGAGACAACTTTGTAGGTCTGGTTTCAACTGCTTCGATTCATGGCACTGTGGGTATTAATGACATCCCTTCAGGAGTAACCACATATCAAGGTACATCACCTTGGAATTCGTTGGGTACTACAACCATTGGATCGATGTTACCAACTGGAACGAACTTTATCGGGCTTGTTACAGCAGTTGGGGAAACGGCCATTACTTCTGGGGCTACAGTCCAACCACTGGCATCTTGGCCAGATC